CTGGGTGTTCGGCGATGCCCAGGTGTTCGGCGATGCCCAGGTGGCCGGCGATGCCCAGGTGTTCGGCGATGCCCGGGTGTTCGGCGCTGCCCGGGTGTTCGGCGATGCCTGGGTGTTCGGCGATGCCTGGGTGTTCGGCGATGCCCAGGTGTTCGGCGATGCCCAGGTGTTCGGCGATGCCTGGGTGGCCGGCGATGCCCAGGTGTTCGGCGATGCCCAGGTGGCCGGCGATGCCGAAATTAAAAAAACGCCCCTTTGTATCAGCGGCGCAGCTCGTTACCCGCTCACTGCATACGCCGGACTGATTCAGATTGGCTGCAAGCGCCATACGATTTCCGAATGGGAACAGATTTTTGAGCAACGCCGTTATCACAACGAAGCCGAGTCCTCAAAGGCCTACGCCCTTTATCGCCAGATGTTCGAGTTTGCCAGGGAGTGGCTGAAGGGTTGGTAGGAGCCCGTTCGAGCCCGGCGAGCGCAGGAGCACAGACGAAAACAAATTTCCGGCGGGGGACGACGAGTCCCCCGCCATAGCTTGGGATTTGAAGGGATTCAGCGCGCATCGTGCGTGGCAGGTTTTTCCATTTCGCCTGCCGGGGCCGCCAACCTGCTGAATTCGCTTCGAGGTTCAAGCAGTCGTAGCTCAATTGGCCAGAGCAGTTGTCTTGTAAACAACAGGTTGCGGGTTCAAGTCCCGCCGGCTGCTCCAACGGAACGGTGCCCGAGAGGCCAAAGGGAACGGTCTTGAAAACCGATGGCGGCGCAAGTCGTCCGGGGGTTCAAATCCCTCCTGTTCCACCATCCTGGTGTAGCGCAGTCAGGTAGCGCGCTCGGTTTGGGGCCGAGATGTCGGAGGTTCGAATCCTCTCACCAGGACCATTTTGGGGGCGTAGCTCAAACGGGAGAGCGTCGGCCTTGCAGACCGATGGTTGCCGGTTCGAGCCCGGCCGCCTCCACCAAATCTCCCACCCCTGCGCCCTCCCCAGGCGCCAACCCCAACCGGGCCGTCTTCGGTGGGGCGGCCCAAACGCCAATCAACGCCCGCATGGTGCGCGGCGAAACAGGAAGTAGAGCACTGCTCATCCTGATACGGGATTGGATTACTCAGACACGGATATCGCCCAAGGTATGTGCGGCATCAAAGCGCATCCGGGGAGATGGTATCGAATACCACCCTGCGGATGCTAGAACCCCATTATGACAGTGTAAATGAAAACAACAGGGAGTCACGGATGGGCTTTCTAGTTGTGAATGACGATTTTTGGCTTTGCCTCCAACGGATCGAGGCTTCTGCGAAAGAAATCGCGGAAAGGTTCGCGGAGTTTTACCGGGCATGGCGCCCGATACTCCCCGATGTAGAAGCCGAAGCCCGCCATTCTATGCCGCCCAAAAAGTTGGGCGGCGCCAGGGCCGGAACCCCTGGCGTGGTTCGCGGGAGGTGGGGCGACTACATCCCTGCGGAGAAGTTGCGGCACAGCGAGACGTGACGTGCGCCGGCAGGCGGAAAGCAAGTTGGAAGACCTCTGCAACCCATAGCGGGGTGGAAACACGGTCCACCCAAATCCCGCTGATTGTGAACCTGAACACCAAACACCAGGAGCAAGCATGATCCGAGGACCGACCAGTCTCCTTACCGAAAAGAATAGCACCCTGGAGAGCATCAGCAAGATCATCATCGGCGCCCACGGCACCGCCCCCGGCAAGAACATCTAGACCGGCGGCTTGGCCATCTGAAACGCCCCCCGCTACTTGGCTCACGGGAGGCCTGAAACCACGCATGTAAAAACCAATAGGAGGCGCGAAGCAGATGACAAAAGAAAAGGGTTAGATATCCGGTATGGCACCTGATGGTGCTGCACTTTTACAGAGTGACCGTGCCCGGCCAAAATCTACACCAACAGGTGATTTGGCCGGGCTTTTTTAGAGATGGAGCAAAGAGGCGGTTTGCACCCGCGAGCGTGGCCGCCATGCGAGACCGTCAAGAGCGGCAGGGGAACCCCCGAAGGCAACCTTTGTTCCATCTCTCCCAGCCATGAGTAGAGGCGTGGTTGGGTATGTTCCAAAGCGCTCCAGGATCGGCCTGGGGCGCTTTGGAGAAGCGGCGAGCACGGTTCGTCGTTTCTCCCCTGGCAGGTTTGGATTGCCTGCCAGGTGCTCGAAAGGCGGCCTCGGATTGGCCGGGGCCGCTAGGTGATCAGGATTCGTACTGCGATGCGGCGTGGATGGACACGCTAGACTGGTCGGAAAGACGGCTACGGGGCGAACGGGAACACGCAAAGCACGGGCGGCAGAGGGATAAAGGCGAACAACCTCCCCAAAGACAAAAGCCGATTGCCCGTGTGTCATCAGCCGGTATCAAGCCCGGCCATCGTAGTACGAATCCTGGCCATCTCCCCAGTACGCCAGGAGCGGCAGAGGCGACCAATCGAGCAGCGGCCGGGACTAACCACCCCGGCCGCAATTTTAAGGGAGGCCACCATGGGCATTGCACGCAGACGGGCGCGACGTAGGGCCGGAAAACAGCAACGGAAACGGTCCAAACGGCGAGAGGTGCGCAATGTGCCATGACGAGCTGTACCACCCGCAACTCCAGCCCATCGGCTGGCACGACGTTGGCCATGCGGCCCAGGCTGTCGCACTCGTCATTCTGGCCGTGCTGATCGTCGCCTGGTTCGGCCACGCGCGGCGTGACTACCGGCAAGGGATGCGCCGGCACGAGGCGGTGGCCAACGTGGCCGTGGAGCCCCGGGGGTTGTGGGGCAACAACACTCTGACGTGTGAGGTGAGACCGTGAACATCCCCAGCTACGCCACCTGCTCCATGTGCCAGTCCTGGGAGGACGACAAGTGCTTGTCCAATTTTGGCACCTGCCGAAACGTCACCGAGGCGGCCGTCGAAGGTCTGATCCAGGCCGGCTACCCCAAGCCGGAGAACACCAAAATCGTGCTCCCCTGGGACGCCAAGCCCTGCCCGGAATGGGAACCGTCGGCCGAGGGCGAGCGCGAAATTGCCCTGGCCGAAGCCGAGGCCAACGCCCGCGTGGAGCCCCTCCCCATGGACGATTTGCAAGCCCGCAACATGGAGGCCGGACATCGGCCGGGAGGTGGATTGTGAGCGCAACCCCTATCTATATCGCCCCCGAGCACACCGCCGTCCGTGATGCCTGCGTTGAGCGCGGACAACTGCGGCCCCAGGATCGGGCGGACATTGAGCGCATCAAGGCCATGCCCATCGAGGACGTCGGAACTATGCTCGTTGAATCTGTCCTGGCCAGCTATCGGCACATGTTGGCCGTGCGGGGCTACTGATGGATGTTCCAAAAAACGAACCGCCCCGGCGCTGGAACACTGGGGCGGACGGGGAAAATGAAACTTACGCGGATGAGATCATCGATCCGATTGAACGTCAGGAAGCGATGGTCACGAGAAAGTCAACCCATCGCACAAGCGCGTGCGAGTAGTCAAGGAGATTAAGCCATGCAAAACACTGATATTGCCATCCCTCATGCCAGTTTGGTCCCCACAGCTACAGCACTTGCTGTTGAAGACGTCGCCGGTCAGGTCGACCTGATCCAGCACGTCATGAAACGCGTCATGAAGAAAGGCGAGCATTACGGGGTTATTCCTGGATGCGGAGACAAGCCGACACTGCTCAAGCCTGGGGCGGAAAAACTCGCCATGACGTTTCGGTTCGCGCCCAAGTACGAAATCCAGGAACGTGACATGGGACACGGCCACCGGGAATACCGTGTTGTGTGTGCGCTCCAGTCCATTTTAACCGGCCAATTCGCCGGGGAAGGCGTCGGGGTTGGGACCACCATGGAAGGGAAGTGGCGCTTCCGCCAGGAGGTGGTCCCGGGCGTTGCTGTCACCAAGGAGTATTGGGAAACACGCGACCCTGAATTGCTCGGAGGTTCCAACCGCAAACCGCAGAAGCGGGACGGGAAGTGGGTGGTTGTCGAGCGCGTCGAACACGACAACCCAGCCGATTATTATAACACCGTCCTTAAAATGGCCAAGAAGCGGGCCATGGTGGATGCGGTCCTGACTGCCACTGCCGCTTCCGATATCTTTACCCAGGATGTTGAGGATATGCCCCAGGCGGAGGCCGGACCGGCACAGACTTCCCAGCCGCAGCACGCTACTCAGCCAGCTCAAACAGGCCAGCAGGCTACACAAAAGCAAGTCGGATTTCTGCAAAACGTCGCCCGTGACACCGGCTTTGACGAACAGGGCCTCTTGGATGCCGCTCGTCGATTCCTCAAGGCTAATGACCTTAATGACCTTTCTCAGCTTTTTTCGAAAGAAGCGTCCACGCTGATCGATGCCATCAAGTCCGGGAAGCTCAAGCCAGCTCCGGCGACAAGCCGTATGGACGAGATGCCCGAAGATGAAGGCGGGATGGACCCAACCGTCGCATCTTTTTTGGATGCCGAAGACGCCCGGGAGGCCGCCAATGCCTAGCGTCGTCACGCTGGATATCGAGACTATTCCTGGCCCCACGACTCCCGAACCGTCTACCATCAAGGTCCCGGCGAACTACAAGGATAAGGACAAAATTGCAGCCTATCAGCGTGAGAACGTGGAAGCGGCGTGGCGTTCCGAATCCCTCAAGTCGCACAAGGGACGCGTTCTGGTCATCGGCTGGGCCATAGACGGCGAACCGGTGCAGTCCACACAGCACGACGGCGATGACGAGGAAGGCCTGATCGTGGACTTCTGGACGCGCCTCCGCGCCGACCTGGGGCACGTGCAACGTCCGTCCATCGTCGGTTTCAACTGCCGGTCTTTCGACTGCAATTGGCTGCGGCACCGGGCCTACAAGTATCGTATTCCCGCCATGGCCGAGTTCTTCCCATGGGAGCGCTATTCCAAGCAGATCGTGGACCTCCGGGAAATCTGGCTTGGCGCGGACTACCGGGGCGAAGGGACGCTTGACGACCTTGCTCAATTCCTGGGCATCGAAGGCAAAACGGCCGGCATGGATGGTTCCAAGGTGTTCGACTACTGGCGCGCCGGGAAGATCGATGAGGTAGCCGCGTACTGCCGTCAGGACGTGGAACTGACGCGGGAGTTGTGGGCCAGGATGTGCCCCGATGAGGTGGGTGCCATGGCCCGTATGGAGGTGGCCGCCTGATGCCCAACACGCACCACCCACCCCATCTGTGCGCCCGCGAAGGCTGCGGGCGCATGACGACCAATAAAACGTACTGTTCCAACGAATGTAGCATCCTCGACCGTCAGGCCAGGAAGTTGGCACGGTCTCACCCCTGTCCAATCTGTGGAGATCCAGCGTTTGGGAAAACCTGCGGTAACCCGGCCTGCGTGTCGGAATACGTGCGACGCAAAGCCCATGCCAGAACCAAGGACCGGACCAGGATATGTCCAGTCTGCGGCCAGGAAAAGCACATCAGCCAATTCCACCGCCTGAGTGAATCCGGGAACTACCACCATTCCCGCGTTTGCCACGCGTGCCGCCCGGAGAACGCCTACATCCCGGGGCAGACGGAAATTCCAAGAGCGCAGCCGAAGCCTGCACCGGCTCCTAAAGCCTGGGAAGACCCCGACCCGTTGAAGCCGGCGCTGCCAATCGCCGTGGATGAGCACGGGCGCAGGCCCGCCGTCCCATGGTCATCCCTGAATCTAGGAGGCCTGCCCGGGACGTCCACGTCAGCAACGCCCTTCGCGGCGTGAGGGAGGGCATATGGCCAGCAAGCGCCACATTCGCCGTAAGGCGTGCGCGGGGAAAGTCCGCCACGAGACAATGGAGCAGGCACAAGCGTGGGCATGGAATGGCACGTCTCCGTACCACTGCCCGTTCTGTGGCGGATTCCATGTGGGGCACTGTCCTGGATATAAAGATCGGTTCAAAAAGCCGAACGGGAGGAGGTACTGATGCTCGAATGGACTGAAGAATACGACCGCTACGACAATACCATTTATGAAGCGCCCGGGCCGTACCAGGAAGAGGACGGGACGGTGTTTTACTACAGGATCGTGCCTGTCCTTCGTGACGATAAAGTCCAGTTTTCAACCTGGGAATCTGACGACGAGTTGATTTCGTTTTCCGATATCAAGGAATTCCAGACCCTGGAAGCGGCCAAAGCGGATTGCCAGGCCAGGGACGACAACCTGCGTGAAGAATTGGCCGGCCTGTGAGGAAACATGAGGATGTCGGCTGTTGCGCTTTCCATCGTTCTGGTCGCGCTCTACTTGGCGGGAATGATCGGAGGCCAGGGTTGGGGCCTCGTCATAGCACTGGCGGGACTGTTTAATGTCATCGCCTGGAGGGTGAGATGGTTACAATGACCCGTCTTCCTCTCCCCATCTTCCCCCGGCCGGGCTCTCGCGTGAGGGTGCCGGCCGAGAGTGGGGGATGGGTCAAGACGTGGACCATGTCCGAAGCGCGGGAAGTGGACGGCATGTTGCGGATCAAGTGTGTGGGTGTGGGAGAAGTCGAAGCAGGGAGGGTAAAAGAAATTGCCAGACGTTGACATTATTATTGGGCCGGAACGCGGCCGGTACATCGTGAGCAACATACGGATGCTTGCCAAAAGGCAGGTCGCGAAATCTCCGAACTGGGCTGTTGTGAGCTTGGCTTTCGGCGTCGGGAGTGGTCGCGCGAACGCCCTGTGCCGGGAATGGGGAATCGACCCGAACACGACAGATTGTCGATAGCCCCGCCTCCGACCGGCCCTTCGCGAGAGGGGCCTTTATACACAACCATCAACCAAGGATCGCGACATGAAGCTCGACTACGAAACATTGATCGAGATCGCGGCCACAGCCACGGAGCGGCAAAATACTGCCGAGACAACCGAGAGGCGTGACGCGTGGCAGGCTCTTGCGACGGCGGCCAATGCCATACGCGAGAAGAAGTAACATCTACCTGCCCGTCGTTGGACGGGGCTTCTGCCTGGGCACGGTGCATTGGATCAAAAAGCGTATCGAGGCGTAGCGCCGGCCTGCGTAGCGAACGGGCGTAACGATGGTTTCGAGCTTCCATTAGCCGTACCGTGCCCAGGTTGAAGCCGAACTTTTACAGACCGTCCAATGGGCGGTCTTTTTGTTGGGGGAGAGGATGGAAGCAAAGTTTACGCGGGGTCCATATCAGCGCGAAGGCCGGTCTATCTACAAGCTGGTGGATAACCCGGAGCCGAGACGAGGATTCCCGGGACAGATCAACCTTTGGTTGGCTGGAGTTTCGCCCTGCGGTATCGCCGTTGACACTGCCGAACTTGAAGCCGTGGCTACGTTGTTCCAGGCCTCTCCGCTGCTGTACGAGGCGTTGAAGCAGCAGCTTGCCCAATGGCAACTTATCTCCAATATGGTCGAGGATGACGAGGCCATCGCCGCAACCATTGAAGCGTCAATGCAGCTTATCAACAACGCCCTCCGTGCGGCGCGAGGTGAGAAATGAGCATTGACAACATCGGTGACATGAAAGAGTGCGACCACGCTGAATACCGTCGTATTTATGACAAATACAAGGATAATCTCTCCGTCTTTTCGTCCTACTCTGGCGGCATCCTCGGGATGCCTGAAATGTCCACGGCATGGGGCATCAAGGGAATGGAATCGGCTTTGATCGCCAGTGAATGCGAGGACTTTGAACATAGGCGGGAAGACAACAAAGCGTGGACGTACTGGAAGAATGCGGACCTTGTGGCGGCCCTGGATCGTGAATCTTCCCTCGCCAACGAAGTTGATCGCCTAACGGAGGCGTTGGAAGCTATTTCTAAACTTCCATACTGCGATAGCCACTTGGCAAAAGATATCGCACGCAATGCTATTGGCGATCGGAGGTAAGGCATGAGCATTCAGCGATATGACTTGATAGACAATCAAGAGGAATATGCGCCTGCGGAAATGATCGGCTCATCTGATGGCGATTACGTCCTCTTCACCGACCACATCACTGATAAGCAAGCGGATCTGGACAAAAAAGAAAAGGCTACAGTGCTTTATCAGGCGGCCTTGGCCTGGATTAGCACCTATGCCCACCTGGCCACGCCCGCGTTGGTTGCGGAGAAAGCTTATGCGGCACTTGTTGAAGTTGATCCGAGTCTTCCCCAATGGGAACCTCGTCAGAACATGAAATCCGTAGAGGAAGCAAACAAGAAGCTTGTTGCCGAGGTCGAGCGGCTGACGGCCGAGCGTGATGAAGCGGTGCGAGCTCGGGATTATCTCTACAATGGCGTGAACGAGGCACTTCACCCCAACGGAGGAGGGCCGGAGCGCCCCGCTGGCTGTGACCTCGTAGGGTATCTTAAATATGATCTGCAACAGCTTCGGGCCGAGCGTGATAAAATGCGCAATGCTCGGGATATTTTGAGGCAGGTGGCGGAGAAGACAGAAGAGTTGCGTGCCGCCGCCGTGTGGGAGCGGGGTGAGGCGTGCGAGGCGTTGCGTCCGTTCGCGGCCTTGGGCATGTCGCCGTATGAAGGCTCCAGAGACGGCAGAACCTTCTACCAACTCAACGAGACGGAAATAACGGTCGGGGACATTCGCCGTGCCCGCGCCGCACTCGTCAAGATCGAAGGGGGACGGGGATGAACCTCTATAAAGACAAAGGTGAACCGCTGCGTCTCTCTGACGCATTTGCATACCGACGCGCTTTCCGTTTCTGGATAGCCACGGCCAAAGGACATAAGGCCGCATACGCGGCCATGCGACAGAGGGCGGAGGAAGCGGCAGAGCGGGTTGTTTTCTGGAAAGGCGAGTCGGAAGCCTTGCGCCTACAGAAAGATTCCTACGCTGAATCGTTAAAGGCGCTCCGCTTTGAGCGTGACGCCGCCATCGCCAGGGCCGAACGGGTAGAAGATATAAATAAAAGGCTTTTCAACGCCTGCCGCGAACGAAATACGCGAATTTCTGACTTAACACAAAGGGCCGAACGAGTGGAAGCCCAGCTTGCCGAACTGGATTCTCTCCTCCTGGGGTCTCTCGCGGCCCTGGGAATTCCAACCCCTGTTGAAGGGTATCGAGCTGCGGGTTGGAGTTTTCTGAAGGGAGATATTAAAAGGGCTATAAAGGCGAAAGGCCTGGTGGAAGAGGCGTTGCTTCGTTGTCAGCGTTTGGCAGACGATGGCGTGGATGATCCCGCCGGACCCTATAACGTCTTAGCGCAGATCGCGAACACGGTTGCCGCTGTCCTGTCCTCCCCTCCCGCCGACGCCAGCACAATGGCCGGGGAGAGGGAGGAAAAATGGGGCGCTCTTGTTGAAAATGCTTACGATGAGGGTTTTTGCGATGGGCAGGACGGAAATCCAGATGCCGGGGACAGGGCCTGGTTGAGGAGCCGAGCCCGCGCCGCCCTGGCCGAGATGGAGCAAAAGTCATGAAAGCGTTTAGGCTTATACTCGACATGTTCTCCCTGGTCCTCCTCCCCCTTTCGGCGTTCATGGTCGGAAACAGTTACTTCGACTATGCTTTCCCATTGTGTGCTTCGTTCACGGGGCTGCTGTGGTCGTTGTTGAAGTTGCACAGGAGGACCGCATCATGACCACCCTCGAAGCAATCTACAAGACGGCCCTGGAGCACATCCGCGACGGCAGCGATGTAGTGTGTTTTGACTGTGGATGGATGGGCAATCAAGCTGGACTCACCTACGAGAACGCACCGCTTGGCGTCCGAAAGGTATGTCCTGACTGTGGAAATCTGCCCGTAAAAGGCCATCGTCATATCGCCGCCTACGCCCTGGCGCAAGCCGAGAAGGCGCAGATATGACCACCCACTCCCTCATCCTCTCGCCTCACGAAGTCCTTGCCGCCCTGCGCGGGGAACTGGGGCTGGTCGTCAGGCCGGTATCTCTGCGCCACGTCCACGATATCGAAGAAGATGGGACGCCCATGCGCGAAGGCAAGGACGGGATATGGCGTGAGGCCAAGTGCCCCCTCGGCGTCCCTGGGGATCGGCTGTGTTGTAAAGAGACGTGGGCGGTGGTCCCATACCCTGCTCCTGGCGACAAATGCCGCATCTTTGCCGGAGGGGTTGGCATCACCTACAAGGCCGACTGGCAAGGCAATCCAAGCGCGTACCGCTTTATCTCCCCCGTCACCATGCCGGCCTGGGTGTCCAGGATCACGCTAGAGGTGGTCGGGGTGCGGGTGTGCCGGCTGGCTGAGATCACGGAAGAGGACGCCAGGGCTACGGGGGTGACCGGAGACTGCCCGATTGGGCATATTCCCAGCTACCAGAAGGGGCCACTTACGTACCATTTCTCCCAGGAATGGGAATCCCGCTACGGCAAGCGCTACCCGTGGGAGAGCAATCCTTGGATCTGGGTCGCGAAGGTGAAGAGGGTGGGGGGGGGAATGCCTGAGACGCCACCCTTTGTGTCTTATCGCCAGTTCGTTGGCTATCTGCAAAAATTACAAGATGAAAAGGCCCCGCTGTTCGTCATTGATGGTGCAAAGGACAAGGCAAGGAAGCTCCTGGGTAATTACGGGGGCTGTGTGTCAAGCGAAGCGCCGTTAAATCTTTATGATATTTGTGCGTGGTGCGAAGATCATCTTTATGGATTGGGAAGAAGGATATAGTGGATCACTAACATGACCGACGCCGAACTCAAATACATCCAGCTCGAACGCACCATGCAGTTTTGGCGCGCTCGCTGTCGAGAGTTGAAGAACTACATGCGACGGATTGAAGATACCGCCATCCCGGCAATAGACGAAAAGCGCGGCCAGGATCAAGTCCTGGAGGCCATTGTACGCCTTGTCCACGACGCGCTGAATGGAATGGGGGGGCAATCATGACCAGACTTGAAACGCTTCGTGAGGCCGAAGCATTGGCGAAGGTGTTCTTGGCCAGGATCAAGAAATACAACGCGACCATTGATGGGAATACCCGGCTCCCCGAAGGCAAGGAACATGCCTCCATCATCCGCGCCAGCCTCGATCTGACCCGGGCTTTGGCCGACATGCGGCAGGGAAGGTGATTGATATGCGCCCCGTTCACCCTTCCATCGCGCTTCGCCGCCGCATGCACGGCATCGACTTCTGCCAAGCCGTCCACGACGCAACGGATGACTATCCTAACCTGCTCAAGGCCCGGAAAGTGCTGGCGCGGCTCATCGTTCGTACTTCAACATATATCGGCCCCAAAGATGACGCGGGGCATTGGATTTTCGCCAGCGAGGAGCACCGGCAACAATACGGGCGCAAGATCCATGATGTTGTCGAACTGGCAAAGACCCAAGGGCCGGAGATGCAAGTAGGCGATCTTGGCAAAAAGCTCGACATTGAGTCCGTGGCCGACATTTTCGAGGTTGCCCCAGACACCGTCACCCGCTATCCCGAGCGGTACGGCGGGGTGAAAATCGGCCGTAAGCACCTGTTCTTTGAAAACCTTATATCCGAGAGAGTGAGGAAGTTCTATGCCTTACAAGTTGACCCGTCGCGGGAAGACGATATGGCGGGGACAAGTGAGGATCGGCGAGAAGACGGTGCAACGCCAATTCGAGACGCGGAAAGAGGCTTCGGCCTGGGAACTCAACCACGGCCAACCGGAGCAGACTCCGATCCCTTCGGTCTCCTTGCTTGAGTGGGCCAACGAGTATCTTGCTTATTGCGTCCGTTATGCCCCCAAAACAACAAATGACAAAGTGAACGTGTTTCGGAGATTTTTTACTAAAACGCGTCCAGAAATACCGGCCAACGCCTTTACTCGGCGTCAAGCCCTGGAGTTTCTTCAGAAGCAATTTCAGGACCGCAGTGGGTATGCGGCCAACAAAGATCGGAAGAACTTGGCCGCAGCCTGGGCCTGGGGGATAGACTACCTGGAAGGATTCCCGCAAACGAATCCGTTCAAACTGGTTCGCAAGTTCCCGGAGTGTCGGGAGCCAAGATACGTACCGCCGGAAGCCGACTTTTGGGCGACGGTGGACGCAGCCACTGGGCAAGACAAAGTGATCCTGTTGACCATGCTCTATCTGGCGGCCCGCAAAGGTGAGGTCTATCGCCTAACATGGGCGGACGTGGACTTTTCAAGGCGCCAGGTGCGCCTGACCACGCGTAAGCGCCAGGATGGGTCCATGGAGGAAGAATGGGTTCCCATGGTGGACGAGTTGTTCGACGCCCTTCTCTCCCATCGGCAGACAGCCAGCAATGAATGGGTGTTCATCCAAAACCGTGGTCGTTTTGTCGGGAAGCCCTTCACCGAAAACAGAGACTTCCCACAAGACATTTGCCATGTAGCCAAGGTTAAGCCTTTTGGTTGTCATGCCATACGGCATCTTACTGCCTCGATCTTGGCTCAGGCAGACGTGCCCATGGTCGTGATCCAGGGCATCCTTCGGCATAAAAAGCTCTCCACCACCGAGCGGTACGTGCGGCGGATGGAGACGGTCAGACCATACCTCCAAGTGCTGTCTGGAGGAAGAAAGCGTACCAACAGCGTACCAAAAGCAAAACCCCCGAAGGCGGCCACCTCCGGGGGTTCGTAAGGATTATTAATCCTTGGTGATTCTGGCGGGGCCGACGAGACTCGAACTCGCGCCCTCCGACGTGACAGGCCGCTGAATGCTGATTTTCACCCCGCTTTCACGCCGTCTCCCGATCCCACGGGGCATAACGTGGAGTCTGGATGGAAATGAAAAGCGTACCAAGGGAGGTGGTGCCTGATGCCCACGAGCGAACTGGACAGGATGCGCCGTAGAGGCGAAATTTGACGACGCCCCGGTAGCCCCTCGGCCGCCGGGGCGTTTTTGTTTTTTTAGGCCGATGTTGGCAGCGAGATGGCCACCGTGATCGCCCGCACATCCGCCGCCTTTCCAGCCGCCTTGACCCGATCGTAGATGGCTTGCCGCTGCCCGATGACCGCGCCGCTGATTGCGGACCACGCCTCACGGTTGACCAGGATGCGCTGGGCCAGTTCGGCGACGTCCATGTCCCGGGCTGAGGCCATGGCCGCGAGCAGGGGCACCGACGCAGCCGGGTTGGACATAAGCTCCGTCGCTTCGGAAACCTGCTGGTCCCATGTCGCGGTTTCCCATCGACCGTATTCGGCCCCGAGAGGAGCCAGCACGGCGTCGCAAGCGATTTTAGCCTCCTCGACCTTAGCCGCTTTGAGCGCGTCCAGGTCAGGCACGATCCACTCGCCGCCGAACATTGGCACCCCGTCCGGCGGATCGACCAGCTCCACGCCCTCCGGCCAGGTCGCGGCCTCAATCACGGTGGCCTGTGCGTCGGTGGCCCGGTATACGGCGTACTCGCCGTCGTGGTAGACCGGGGCGGTGGTCTCAGCCCCGTCATCTGCGTAGACTCCAGGCGTTTTGATGACTCGTCCCACATACAGCCAGTCGCCCGCCACCTGCCCGTCAACCACCAACCCCAGTGTCCCCAAGGCCCCGGTCAGTGAGCCCTGGTCCGTCGTTTTAAAGCAAAAGTCCTGCATGATCTCCCCCTAGAGCGTGATTGCCTGCAATTGCGTATCGGACAGCGCAACAGGAAAGTAGGCAATATGCCTGATATGCCCCCCCCACTGACTCCCCCCCGCTGAACCCGAGCCGATGCGGTGCGTTGTCAGGCCGCTCGGCAGTGTAGCGGGCGTGGTTGTGACACAGGCACCACCATTGATGGACGCCGAGAATCCAGACGCGGACCACGAAAAGGCAATCTTTAGTTTTGTATCAGATTCAATATTGGGAAATGTAAACCGCATCGTTTCAGCACCCCCCACAAGCGCTGCACAGTACAAATTTTTACCGGCGTCGCGCATTGAGATAAATCTATTGAGGTCTGGTCCATCATCTGTTTGATATAAATATTGTAAATTTGATCCAATAGGTACTCCAGGAGCCGTTTTACCGGCTACGAACAGAGTTCCGGCCGCCGACTTAAACCAGGACGTGGAGACTGCATACGTCCAAACGTCAGATGAACGAGCCACAGAGGTAGTTGTTGTTTGGATATAAGACGTTGCAAATAAACCCGTTTCTACTTGCGCTCCCCAGAGGTAGAGACCAGACGATCCGTCCCCGGTATATGTTGTCGTAGATCCATTGCTAAGAAAGCATCTGCCATAAAAAACACCGGCAGCGGCAGTGATGGTTATTGATATTCTATACCATCCATTGCCGACCGAAATAATTTTTGCTTTACTACCACTAGTAATCGTTCCGGTTGACAAATCAATTACGGTGATCGAATTAGACAAAATGCCTGTTCTATCAACAAGATATATATATAGTACGGAACGTTCACCAGCTTTGGCAAAAATTGAAAACGTTATGCTGCCAGCTGAAACAGTAAATGATTTGTCCGTATCAACATAATGTAAAACGGATGCAGCAGAGTTTTCAACGACTTTATCAGCCGTTGTAGTCCCGTCTGGGGCTACCGTAGAATCAGCAGTGATGGAACAATTAGACTTGGCCCATGTCGATGTGTTGATTTGCTCACTATACATGAGCATATTCGTACGGTTTTCTTCGATTTTCCACCCATTCAGGTTCCCCGCGTCATCCCATTCCCGGCGCAGGCTCCCAGCGCCCACAGTCTCGATCAGGCCCGTTTGTCCGAGCCTGGTACTGGTGGTCGATCGCGTGAAAGTCCCTGCCGGCGCGGTGTCGTCCGTGGCATCACCGCAAAAAAGGTTGAGACTCGGTGGCGTGATGCCCGGGAATTTCCCCAGGCTGTCACGTATCAGGGATATCTGCGCCTGCCGGGCCGCCGCCACCGTGACCACCCGGGCCGTATCCGTGCCCGTGACCACCTCGGTCAAGGTGGCCAGCGCAGAGATGCCCGCCGCAGTCTCCGACGCGGCAGTAACATATGGCGTCGCCGCACCGGACGTTGCCGGGATAGCCCCGGCTTGGGCCGCCGTGACGCTGTGTGGGTTGTCCGTGCGGGCAACGTGGGTTGATACAGCCGTATCCACCAAGCCCAGCGCGGTTGTCGACGCCGATCCGCTATGAGGGTTGGCGGCGGCTTCATGGGCCTCGCGGGCGGATACCTCGGCGGACAACCCAGCGTTTGAGGCGAGCCCTGCCCGGACATGCGCCGACGTGACTTTTTTGGTGGTCCCGGCGCTTATGTCCTCCAGGGCGAGCACATCGTCATCGGCCGGCTGTTCCGCCAGTTCCGGTAATGCAGTGATGCGAATAGTAGGCATGGCTACTCCTGATAGGCGATCTTAACGCCGTTATTGGTGATAAGGATGTCACCCGTCGAGGCCGCGAGGCACCCGACAGATACGAACCGCGCGGGCACCGGGACAACAAACCGCTGCCACGACTCCCAGCCATCGCGCACGCTCTCTATCTCTACGCGTATGGCTTCCCCCACGCGTTCCTCGCGGTCCGATAGCTCTGTGGCCAGTGAATACGTCCAGGTTCTGGGTTCGGTGGCTACGCCCGTTATAGACCGAATTAAGGAACTCGTGTCGGCGTCATATATGTAGATTGACAGAGTAGTTCCGGCCTCAACTGGAAAATTTCCAGAACCTTGATCATCGATTGCTCCGGTCTGCTCTACTCTGTTCCTATTGTCCCACGTTACGGTAATGTCAGAATTATCGGCGAGTGAAGCGGGGAACGCCACTCCATTGACGCGCACATTGGCCGGCGGATACGGTCGGATTGCCCGAGCGTTGAAAATTTTAGTGTTTTCCGACGCGTCATCTAATGACAAAACGCCTCGGGTGGTCATGACACAAGCTTTGAGTCGAATCGTCAGGCTCTGGAGATAGACCGACCGGCACAGACCGTAATTCGTCACCCCGACAAACCAGATTCGAGCCCCTTCGGCATGTATAGACGGAACGGTATCGAGAACCCCGCGACCGATGGTCAGAGATGCGGTTCCGATATCTTCATCTACTGTTCCGGCTTTAACCCACACCCACTCCGAATCAATCACGGCAAGATAATCGATGTCTGGTTCTATCCGCTGTGGCTCTGTAATGCCCTCTACAAGGATTGTAGTGGACGTTTGCGTGATAGCGGCCAATAAAGTTCCTGTTGGGGTAAAAGTCTGGTTCCCAGAGTCCACCCATGCCGAACGCGCCGACACGTACTCGTACAGTTCGTAAGCAAGGCTGGTCCCGGATGGACGACCGATGAGAGACATCATAAGGCCGGAGGTTTCGTCTCTGGCTGCCAAATCGGCCTCTGATTCGATTTGATTCACGATGACGTGGAACGGCATCTCTTCCAGGCGCCTGTTTTCGGCATCCTGGGGAAGCGATATCGGATTTGTCCAGCCTGTTTCTGTTGCACCAGAGAACATGGTTAAATCGAGCCCGTAAACATCCTCCGAGCAGGTCAGTGTTACTGAGCCCTCAGTTAGACTGCCGTAAGACACTTTCAGGATTCGCATCTGCATACGAACAATGCCGTCTGCGGCGGAGGACCAGAGGAAGACATCTCCGGGAACAAACTGAGAAAGGCTGCGATTGCCGACGATCTCAGCCATAGCAATAGGGTACGACTGTTGCGTCAGCCTTCGTTCAGCAACCTTTCGGGCCACGTATCCATTTGTGATATGCTTTCCGTCAACGTCCAGCGTTATTGGCCTACCTAGAAGGGCCTGCGCAGCCAAGTTTGATGACAGAAGTGTCCGTGTTGTCTCACAGTCTCCGTCTACGGTATTAACCTGTGTCCACGACAGCACTACCTTATTAGAAAGATCACCGGGCGCCTTGCGTGTAAAACTGTTGACCTTGGTGATAGACGACTCGTCCAGATGGGTAAGATCAGCAACATCATAGTCCCCGCGAAATAGCTTGAGAATCCATTTCCCCGTCCGAGGATGTACAAAAACCGTCCCGTCGATATAATCACATAGGTCATCTATAAAATCTTCAGCCGTTGTTCCGCCGTCCCAAGTTGGGGCCAGGCCTATCCCCTCGTCATAGAGCGTCTGTGCGGCGGCTAGAAACGCGGCGTCATCAACAAATTCAAGGTTAAAGTGCATCCCCCATTCGACGATGTATTTACCCAATGGCGTCCTGGTATCGCCCATCCCTTGGGAGGTTAAAATATCCCAAATTATATGGGCGGGGTTCATTCCGGTCTCTTCATCGTTTATTTTCGGGAGACTCAGTTCTGGGTGCCATACCGCCGTCGTGTCTTCGATAAGAAACGACCAGCTTTTCAAGTACGGGTTTACCCCGGCGATCCTTCCATTTCTAATGAGGGCCGTAACAAGACCACGGTAAGCGGGCTGGTCTGTACCTGAACGTGAAACAAGGTAGCTATTGATCTCCTGGTCCTTGTTCCCATCCATCAAATCAATATCAGCGACTATTCCGCCCTCGCTGGATTCACCCCCAAATAAGGCCGGCTTATTTATATTGATCCGCCCGGCAGCAGAGTCACCGCTCCATGCGATTTTGTCTCCAACCATGATTGCTTTGAGCTTCGTCATGGTGTGACAAATCATGAACAGGATATCGGCGAGATACCAATACCCGGTTACATAGGACGTAGAGCCTTTTCCACCCCCGCCGCCACTCATGCGTTTTCTCCGTGTTCGGCGGTATATCTGGCAAGAGCCGTCACCATCACAGCCTTGATGCGCGCATGGTCAAACTGTTTTAGTATTTCGATATCAATTCCGTTTTTTCTGAAATCGTTCCAATCGAGGTCGTTTTCTCGGCAAAAGGCCCGACCGCCGTTGCAACAGCATCCCGGGGTAGCCATATAATCGGCCAGGGTAACAATCATCCCTTTTTACCGCCTGAATTTCTACGGATTGGTATGGTGTTCACGTTCCCAAAAAATCCAACTGTGGCATTTTGTACCCAACGTCTATGCCACACTTTTACTATATAGTCTCCTTCCTTTGCCATGTTTACGTCAGACTGTTCAATCGTTCCTGGAGTGGCATTGCTTTGTTTCTTCTTCGGCGTCAACATGTACATGGCAAAAGAAATAGCCGTAGCGACAAGCCAGAGTATAAATGATAACATTATGCCACCTTATCCCCGGTGAACGGGTTATCTTGCGGAATCGTAGGCGCCCCACCAAAATTAATAACGTTTGAAAATTTTACTTTACAGGTCGCAATGGTCAAATCGCAGCCCGCATAAAACGTCGCTGTTGTTTCACTCGCTACGTTTGTTAGCGCATAATGCAGCGTCACGGATGAACCGGAATGGGCCACGATCATGCGCCGCTCCCCAGAGTCTAGGGAAACATAACCGCCATTCCACCAGCCATCCGTGTACCCGGCCAAGTCCGCATGGGTCAGTAGCCGTGAGCCGTCACTAACCACTCCGTGTAGGCGGACCGCCCAATCGGAGGCGACAAGCCCGCATTGCGGCCCATAAAGGGAATGCCTGCAATAACGGCTCATTCTGACAAGCCCGGTTTGCCGTATCTGGGTTCGTAGCGACTCGCATTGCAGCGTTACTTCATCACCCGCCCGCGTACAGGCTGTAACGCGTCCCTGCCAGCAAATAACAGCCTCAGTATCCCCTTTATGAATTCGATATACCGTAAGATAGGTCACGTTCTCCGGGGGATACCCGGTGTACTGCGCCACGACATCAAGCGTCCTGGCCATCGTGATATTTAAATCACTTTTTAAGGAGTCCTGGGACACCTCAAAGTTTTCATGTTTAATAGGAGCCGCAGTGTACAGTTCCCCGTTGTATGTAAAATCCCGTCCTGTAGACGTATAGGTCCAAACAGTTGATCCGGCCACAAAGCGGAAAAGGACAACGGGCCTTCCCCCAAAGACACTATTTTCAAGGTCCCAAAACGCCATTACTGCGCGACCTCCTGGACCATGAGTGAAGTTTTAAGTGACGGAGCCGTGATCCATGTCAACTCGGTATCATCCTGGTCCAGCCGCACCAGATTCAGGAAGCACAAGGTTTTTATTTGAGCCTTAGACACATCAACACCAAGGGTGTCACTAAGTGTCAGCACCTCGATTCCCGCCTCGCCGCGTGTAATAGACGTGACTTGTCTGAAAAACTGGGCGCCGCTCGTAGTCTCGACGAAAAGATGACTGCGAGTCGGATGGCCCGAGAGGATGGAAAACCCGCAATCTTCAACTCGTATTGTTGTATCGCTAGAACCTATTGTTTGTGTTGCGGTCATGCTAGCGTCATAGTTGGGATACCAGAACGGCACACGCCGGCCATAGCACCGGGCTACGAACTGCCGGGCCGTGAACGCTGCGGCCCGATCAAGGGCCACGATGTCCACCTGGATCTGCTGGGCGGTGAAATCGGATGGGCTGGAGAAGAAGACCTTGCCAGTCGAATAATCCAGTTCGGAAATCACCCGGGTGAACGTCACCGGCTGGGTGGAGGACTGGAGAAATCGGGATGGGTACACAAAGACGTCGAGATCGAGGTATTGCGGCAGAGACAGGCCGGCGTCGAGGTCGCGATCCTCCAGCAAACGAAACTCCAGGGTGTACTTGTCCTCCACGGCCGGCTGGCGTTCCTTGGTCGGCGCCGAGGCAAATCGGGCCAGTTGCACGGGGATGGCGTAGACCGGTCCGGCATGGCTGGACGGAGGTGAAAGAGGCTTGGTGACGGTGATGCTTGAGGCGGTCAAGGATTCGACCGGCAAAGTCTGTGTAGCCGTCTCAGACCACCAGATGCACACCGAGTCGCCCACGGCCAGGGTCATATTCGAGGTGTCCACGGAAACCGTGGTGTCGCCGTCAGAAGGGGCGACGGCCAGCCGCTCGGCCTCCTGGTAGAGAGGCAGCGACCATGTGTTCGCCCGCCAGGCCTGAACCTGATTTTCGAGCTTTTGTGCCGATGCCGAAGACTGCGGCCAGATTACGTACTTGATGGTCCGACGCGGCTCTTGGCGAACCTGGATGCGCTGCTCTAGGCCGGCCCACGAGGTAAGGACATCCGACAGATACGAGATAGTTTCGACCACCTCGTCCTGGGGCCAGTTGGTCAGCACCACGGCACGGGTGCCGACAAAAGAAATGACAATGGTGTCCGTACTAAAAACAAAAGAATGAAAAGCCGCAATGTCTACTGGGCCACCGGACCCAATAACGTAAGTGACAATCTGGCTGGCTAAAGGATCAAGCGTGAAAGGTGTGGTCGGGGTGTCGTGC